TGTTACTCAGACATTTTACAAGGCACAAGGCAGGAGACTATCTCCGCTAGAGTGCCACGATATCTGCTGCAAGATTGCACAGTCAGTCATTGTGGGTGGTGTACGCCGCTCTGCCATGATTAGCCTAAGTGATCTAGCCGACAGAGAGATGGCTACTTGCAAGAGTGGTGCATGGTGGGAACAATCAAACCACCGCGCTTTAGCGAACAACTCAGCTGTCTACAATGGTAGACCATGCATGGGTCAGTTCCTAGAAGAATGGACAGACTTGTTCAACTCACACAGTGGAGAGCGTGGTATCTGCAATAGAGATGCCATGAAGGAGATTGCAAAGAAGGCAGAGCGAGATCCTGATATCATGTATGGCACAAACCCATGCAGTGAAATCATCCTACGCCCCAATCAATTCTGTAATCTATCTACTGTTGTTGTCCGCGCAAGCGATACACCAGAGACTCTTGCTAAGAAGATTGAGATGGCAACAATCATTGGTACAGTACAAAGCATGTTCACTCACTACCCCTATCTGTCGAAGATGGATAGTTCGTGGGAGAAGAACTGCACAGAGGAACGACTCCTTGGTGTATCAATGACAGGTATCTTTGACAACAAGCTTATGTCTGGTCTACTAGGCCACGGCAAACTAAAGCATGTTCTTAGTTACCTGAAAGAAACAGCAATTGAGACAAACCTTAATTGGGCTAAGAAGCTTGGCATCAATCCAAGTAAGTCAATCACTTGCATCAAGCCAGAGGGAACTACCTCATGCTTGGCTAATTCATCTAGTGGGCTTCATCCACGATACTCTGACTATTACTATCGTCGGGTTCGTATTGACAAGAAAGATCCACTATATACAATGATGCGAGATGCTCAGGTTCCAGTAGAAGATTGCGTAATGAATTCCGCATCGACTGCTGTGTTTACCTTTGTTCAACGATCCCCTGCGGGATCACTTACTCAGGATGAACTACTGGCTATTGACCATCTTGATCTATGGCTTGCCTATCAAGAATACTATTGTCAGCATAAGCCAAGCATTACTGTCAATTACTCAGATAATGAGTTCCTTCCAATCGGTCAATGGGTTTGGGATAACTTTGATAAGATCTCAGGCATCTCATTCCTACCTAAGTCTGATCATGTATATGCTCAGGCTCCGTTTGAAAGAATTGACGAAACTACTTTTAAAGCATACACCCATGTTGATGTTGACTTTAATCTTTTATCTCTATACGAGAAAGAAGATATGACAACCAGCTCACATGAGATGGCTTGCACTGCTGGAGGATGTGAAATCAAATGACAAAAGATACTGCTAAAGCAAAGCTTGAATATCCAACGGGGTTATCCCCCTTGGATATCAAGCTGCTGCTGAAAGATTTATACAATGAAATCGAACAACTCAAGATTGAAATCCGAAAACTTTCCTCGGATAGACCCAAAGTTGGTAGACCTTCTAGAGAGAATATACCCCCCTCTGGACTACAACCCTGATATTTCTTCTGAAGCTTTTGCACGACAAGCTGCCTTCAGAGCAGGCCAACTAGAGGTCGTTAGAAAACTAAAGGCTGTCGTACAAAGACAGAAGGAGGAACTATATGGGTAGTCCAAAGATCGCTGGTGGTATGACATATGCCGAACAGCAAAAACTGATGGAAGAAGAGCGCGAGTTTCAGGCAACACAAGAGCGTGAGCGTAGAGCATCGTCTGAAGCTGCTGAGGCTCGTCGTATTAGCCGTGAAAAGGAAGAGCGCGCACAGATGAAACTCATGGAAGAGCAGGCCATTGTCGAATCAACCAAGGCGGAAGAGGAAGCAATGAAGGAAGCCGAAGCACAGGCTCAGTCTGCATCGGATATGAGAACAACAGATCGCAAAGCTATTGATTTCTATTCATCACTATACTCAGGCATAAGCCTTTAAGGAGTAACCTATGGAATCACTAGCAGATCGTTTTAATCTGCTGCATGGACAGAGGCAATCTAAACTGACAATCGGACGGGCTTGTGCTTCATTGACAATCCCATCTCTTCTTCCCCCAGAAGGATGGACCGAAGACCAGCAACTGCCTCAGCCTCATTCATCAGTCGGTTCGCGTGGAACTACAGCATTGGCAAGTCGAATGCTGTCTGCTATGATTCCACTAAATGATACTCCCTTCTTTAAGTTTACCTTACGGAATGGTGCAGAACCCACTACTGAAATTCAGCAGTATCTAGAAACAATGAGCTATCAGGTCTTTAGAAAACTGATGGCTACTAATTTAAGAGAAACAACTTATCAAGTTCTCCAATCACTAATCGTTGTTGGAGATTCTTTAGTTCATGTAGAAGATGATTTTAAACTACGCACTTCTCGTCTGGATCATTATGTTATCCAGCGTACAGTAGAAGGCGATGTACAAGAAATTATTACTGTAGAGTATGAGCTTAAAGATCCCACGGTTGCGAGTTATCCAGCTTCCGTTCCTGTTTCAGAAAAAGCAGGATATGAAAAGGTCTACTGTCAGTACATGTACGACAAAGACAACAAGCTATGGATGTACCGCAAGGAAGATTCTGATGGCGAAGTAATTGCAGAGGGACAGTACGAAGTACTTCCTGTTGCGGTTGTTCGTTGGTATGGAATCCCCGGTGAGAACTATGGACGCTCTCACTGTGAAGATAACTTTGGTGATCTTCAGAGTTTAGATGCTTATACTAAGTGCCTCATTGATGGCATGGCAGCTAGCACAGCTTTCTGGATGGGACTAGATCCAAGTGGTATTACTGAGATAGATGATATCTCAGATCAGCCAAATGGTTCTTGGGTTCCTGCCCGATCACAAGACATTGCTGTAATATCACCCAGTCAAACCATGAACCCACAGGTATCGTCAGCACAGGTAGCTGTGCAGACAATGCGACAGGAGTTAGGTAATTCATTCCTAATGACAGGCGCATCTCTACCTACTGGAGATCGTGTTACAGCCACAGCAGTACGAATGATCGGATCAGAACTAGAAACAATTCTAGGTGGCGCATTCAGCGCCATTGCCAGAGATCTTATGTCTCCAATCCTACGAAGATTCGTCTTCCTTATGATTGAGAATGAGGACTTAGACAAGAGAATGTATGAGCAGTTCTTTGACAAGGACGGCACTCTTAGTGTTGAGATTGTCACAGGATTGCAGGCATTGTCCCGTGATACTGATCTTCAGCGACTACTCCAGATGGGTGAAATGGTTCGCAACCTACCACCAGAAGCACAGGCTGCATTTAAATGGAGCGAATACGCTAAGGCTTTAGTAACTGCACTAGGGTTTGACTCACGCAATTGGGTTATCTCTGAGCAGGAAGCTATGGCTATGCAGCAACAGCAGCAGATGATGCAACAACAGCAAATGATGCAGCAGCAAATGATGCAACAGGCTGGCAATGTTGCTGGTCAAGCCGCTATGCAGGATGTGCAGCAAACAGGTGGGCAAGGTATTGCAGAAGTACTTGGCAACCTAGGAGTACAAGCATGAAGAAGCGATTAGATAAAAGCAAGATGGCTTGTAATCGACCACAAAAGTCTCCCAAGGCTGGCAAAAAGAAAGTCGTTAAGGCTTGTGCCAATGGTCAGGAAAAGATTATTCATTACGGAGCAACTGGCTACGGTCACAACTATAGTGCTGCTGCTCGTAAGTCTTTCCGTGCAAGACATGGATGCGATAAAGCCAAGAACAAACTAACCGCTAAGTATTGGGCTTGCAAGAATCTTTGGGCTGGTCCCGGTGGTTCAACTGCAAGCTGTCCCAAGGGACGCAAGTGCAAAAAAGGTAAGTAATGGCAAAGCAAACATTCAAATGTAACTGTGGCAAGACCACACGACTAACAGGTAAGGACGCTACTAAAGTAGTGAAACCCAAGAAAGGTAAATAACAAATGACAGATGAGACTCCAGAATTGGACATGCAGGAACAAGTCGAACAGACTGAGGCTGCGGTCAATGCGGAACAATCTCCAACTGCTAGTGAGCAGGATATTGTAACTGCGAGAGAACGAGCAGCCTTTGAGACTTATGTAAAATCTCAAGGTGTTGCTATTCCAGAAAACTTCAAGGATGTTGGATCATGGTTCGACTCACTTAAAAATGCACAGAAAGCATATACACAGTCGCGTCAAGAAATCGCGGATCTTAAAAAGAAGTATGAGAAGTCAGGCGACAATCCAAACTTCAAAGCTCCGACAGAAGATCCAAAGCCAGCAGCCAAAGAAGAAGAAGTAATCGCAGTCGATAAGCTGCAGATTCCTAAGCAACCAGAAAAGACAGAGCAAGCTCCCGTTGAGTACGCTGTTACTCAAGATGATTGGAAGTCTTGGACTGTTGAGTTTGCTACCAAGGGAGAACTGTCTGTTGAAACCAAAGAACAGATCAAGCAAAAGACAAAGCTTCCTGATTATGTAATTGATGATTATATGACAGGTCAGAAAGCAAAGCTTGAGGTTGCCTATAAGAAGGCCGCAGATCTAATTGGTGGTAATGATAAACTCAATAAGGTCTTTACTTGGGCTAGCAAGAATCTTTCTCAGACTGAGCAAGATGGAATCAATGCTGCACTAGCAACACCCAATTGGGAAATTGCTTTGTTAGGACTAACGACTAAATACGAAAAGGCTAATGGAACTACAACTAAGACTAATGAGCCACCAGCAACAGGTAAGAAAGTTCCTGTTTCTGCTACTCAGGTTCCAGCAACTGCTTACAAAACTAAGCGGGAGTTCCAAACCGAACGAAACAACCCACGCTTTATGACAGATGCCAAATATAGGGCAGCTGTTGAGAAGCGTATGTTAATGACGGACTTCACAAAACTAACTCCTTGAGACAGGATTAGTTCTAATCTATTTTGTTATATGGATTAGCAAAACCCCCGGAAGGCAATGGTTGGCTTTCCATATAACAACTTAACTTAAAGACTCCAGAGGAATAATCTGATGGTTAAGCAATTTAATTGTCTCACTTTTAACTCATTCCTTTTTAGGAGAAAACACAATGCCCGATAATTTAACTCACAACGATATTGCTATGCGTAATACCGTTGAAGGCGCACCATCAGGTGGCGCTGCTGGTCTTAACAAACTTTGGCTACCACTCTGGTCTGGCGAAGTAATCAATGCTTATGACCACTACAATGTATTTGAGAATGTCATCACCGCCAAGACCCTCACCGGAGGTTTCTCTTGGGAATTCCCCGTAACCGGAACCATCAACCTTAAGGCTGCATGGAACGCTGGTGAGGAACTCGTTGGTGGCGACTCTTCAAGCACCACCTTCAAGGTAAACCTTGACCCACGCCCAATGGCTGCTCACTTTGAGACTGACAATGTAGACCTACTAGTTACTCAGTGGGACTACCGCTCAGAGCTAGCTCGTCAGGCTGGTATGACTCTTGCTAACACCCGTGATACACAGGTTGCAGTATCCCTACTCGCTGCTTGCGCCGTAGGTCCACTCGCTTCTGATCCACGCGGTCTAACCAACGCTGAATTCCCACAGCCAGTTGAAGTTTCAACAGGCGCTCCAAGCGCAGCTGATGATTCAGTTGGTCTAAAGATTCTCAAGGCCATTGAAGATTACTTTGTATTCATGCAGGAGAACAACTATCCAGTAGCTAATGTCTACTGCGTTGTAACTCCAAAGGTATTCCAAGTTATCCGCGCTCTCGGTATTACCCGCGCTGGTGATACCAACGCCTTTGAGAAGGTTCCTCTGTTTGGTGGCGGTCAGGAGTACGGTGGTATCGGTGCTGCTCTCAGCATGGGCATGAACAGCCTCACTGATTCACTAGAGTACATGGGTTGCCGCATCATCAAGAGCAACCACCTACCAAAGACCAACCTTGGCTCCGCTTCAATCGGTGCTTCCAAGTATAACCTCAACTGCTCTGCTATCAACCTACACGGTATGATCTTCCAGCCAGAAGCCGTTGCTGGTCTATCACTTATGGGCATGAAGGTTGACACCGTACAGGATGTACGACGCAACACTCAGTTCACCGTTGCTAGCATGCAGAAGGGTACAGGCGTTCTCCGTCCAGAACTATGTCAGGCACTAGTCGGCGCTGCCGCTGGTACTCTTGACGCTCGTTCTGAGCTACGCACTGCCCTCGGTGCTAACCTCACAAACGGCTTCTCTGCAGAATATGCAGTAACCGCGTAATAGAAATCACATCACCTTTGCAAGAAAGGAGGATAACATTGTTTATTCTTTCTTAAGGAGGTGATCCAATATCTAGCCCTCCGTCCCTTAAGTGGGACGGAGGGTTTTCTTTCTAAAAGGAGGCTACTATGGGATTCATTACAAAACTACAAGCAGTTAATCAGATGCTGTTGGCCGCTGGTGAAAACCTAGTAGCTGACCTTGTTAATGATAGCGGTGTCGATACAGGCATTGCTGAAACACTGCTAGATCAAATCTCTCTTGACTTTCAAATGAGAGGGATGGCAAACAACAAGTACATTAGAGAAGTAATTCCTGATCCTATCTCACGCAAGATTTACCTACCTTATGGTAATGATGATGATGAGCAAGGAGTTATTTCTGCTGAACTGGTTTCACTCCACTATAATGAGAAGGGGCAAATCATTGTTGCCCGTATCAATTATGAAGGTAATAAACCTATTCTTTGGAATATCACGGATGATACTGGTATTTGGTCAACCACACCAAAGTATTATCTTGAAATGATTATGAAACTTCCTTGGGAACTTCTGGATACACCAGCACAAAGAGCTATTCTTGCCACAGCAATGCGGCATTATCAGGCTATTACCCAAGGCGATCCTGCAACCGACCAGTTCCTAGCCCATCAAGAGGCTTTGTTTGGAGCTAAAGGTCGCGCTGCAGATATCAATGATAAGAAACGAAACATCTTTGAATCAGGAGACTCTGCCGTTAAAGCAGCAGTCAGAAGAAATCCATATATCAACGACCCCAATAGGTTTAGATTCTGGAGAACAAGAGGTATCTAATGGCAATAAGAAGAACAAGCCCACGCGCTGGTCTGATAAACACCCGTTTACCAGTACCAACCATCAACAGTGTTGGTCGTAATGCACCAAACAAGAGAGCTGCTTATGAAGCACAGAACCTTGACAATTGTTTTGTATCATTAGAGCGAAACTTTGAAAAGCGTCCCGGTTTTGAAGTTGTACCACAGTACACAATTCCCGACATTACCGATTGGGATTTTAACCAGCCTCAAACAAGAGTGGATTTGTTCCCATTAGATGGATTAGTTGCTCTTAACCACGATCTATGGTA